TTAGTCTGTCTTAAGTTTTGCTATTTCAAGTTTATTCTTATCACCATGAATCCACTTAGCATAACGTTTCATGAGCATTTGAAGGCTATGACCGAGTTGATCGGCAACAAATACAGGATTAACCCCATCCATTAAAAGCATAGTTGCATAAGTGTGTCGTGCGTTATAAGCAGGACGATGTCTAATACCACAGGCCTTCATTGCTTCAACTAAACGGTTCCTAGGTGGCTTTTCATTAAAAAATGGCTCACCAGTTTCGGGGCAAATCAACAAATGTTTACCTTTAAAACTATTTTTTCTTTTGAACTTTAAAAGTTCTTCAATTGCTTTCTTTGATCTTTCATTTAAGTAAACTTCACGTGCAACGCGAGTTTTCGTCACATTTTTTTCAATACCACGTACACGGCTTTTTGTGACACGGAAAGTATCATTAAAAAGGTCAATATCAGACTCGTGCAGTGCAATCAGTTCTGATGGTCGGCAGCCTGTCCAGAAAGCTAATTCATAATACCAGTGGTAAAACTCTTCATCATCTACCATATTTTTTTCTAGATATTCGAGAAGTGCATTCATTTCGGTACGATTAAATGGATCGGGAATATCTACCTGAATTTTTTTATTCTTAATTGCTTCAAGAGGGTTACTTTCAATATATTTATTCTCAAATGCATACTCAAAAACACCGCGCAAAGGGATGAGGCAATTGTTTAGGGTTTTAGCAGTCTTAAAATCACGCTCAATAATGAGTTCTTTAATATCTTCAGAAGTGATTTGATGAATTGGTATAAGGGCTAAATCAGGCATCCAGTGATGCTCTAGAATATTTTTATAGCCCTTTTTTGTGTCTAGGTTGCTTTCGCATAATTTCAAATATTGCTGTGCAGCATTCTGAAAAAGTATACCTTCTCCGACGATAACTGAGTTATCGTCGGTATCCAGTCCTTTGGCTTCAGCAATATCTTTTTCAGTTAAGATACCCCATACAGCCTTAACAATTAGTTGATCTCTAATTTTAGCGGCTGCCGTGATGCCTTCTGCACTCGCGGGGTGCGGTAACGTGATGTTGTAGGCTTGTTTGTTTCGCTCGAAATAGATTTGCACTGCGCCATTTCTGATCCGCACGCCTTGAGGTAACGATTTTGAGCTTGTTCTGTCAGCCATTGGTTATAACCTTTGATTGAATAATATATGTTGCCGTCTTGCTTTGCCCAAACTAAATCTTCGGGCCAATTTTTACGTCTGTGAGTTAGCTTTTGCTCTTCGATACCAGTCAATTTTGAGAACTGACTGGCATCAACCCAATCTATTGGAGTCAGGCCGAGTTGAATAAGCGCTTCTACAATTTCATTCATTTGCCTGGTCTCCTGGAGATTGATTAACACCTAATTCATCCAACGCTTGAGCAAACAGTTTCATGCCTTCACGTAAATGACGTGCGTACTTTTCTGGTGCTGGATCGGCATAGATGAAACGTCCACCATGTGAAACAGGTACAGGTGGGTTAAAGCCTGCATTTCTGTACACACTCATGATGTGCCCACCTAGTAACGACTCTAGCTTTTGAACGGTTTTAGGGTCCTGTAATTTTTCGATATATGTAGCCATTACCAGTCACCTCCACTTATTCTCCCACTAAGTGCGTCGCTATTAGCTGCAACCAATTCTTGTTGATGTGGTTGACCATCTTTATCAGCATGCGAACTTCCAAGTAGTAATACCATAGCATCACTTGGACAGTAATATTCGGCATTTGGGAAATACTCGCGTACTTCATCAAGGAGTTTTGCAAGTGCTGTGTTTAAGCGTTTAAAACGTTTTTCAAAGTTTGGATTAGCTGTGTAAAGCAAATCGCTTGCATCTAATTCACCTTCAGCAAGAACTGCCAAAACTTCAGCTTCAGATAAAGCTTTATATTTCATGCTCTAGCTCCTTTAAAAAGGTAAATCGATTGCCCAGTTGATGAATGCATTGCCATCTGAATAAAGCAAATCACCAGTATTAGAGCAGTTCGGGCATTTAACTTTGCCTGACCATAAATAGCCTGTGTTTTGAGGCTCAACTTGTATTTCCATGTATTCCGAAAACTCGCATAGCGAACACGTCGTTGGAAATTTAATATTGAGGGTTTTTAAGTTCTCATTTACTGGATGGCATTTAATGCACATGTCTTCTAATCGGTGGATATGACCGCAATGACATTTGGTAATCGCTGCTGAATAAGCGTTGTAAGTTTTAAAAATTGCATAAGTCCCGTGATTTTCATCACCGCCTTGCTGCTTGAAATAAAAACCATTTGAGATTGCTAATTTCTCAAATCCTTTAAGTGTTAAACCTTCAAGATTGAGTGTTTTATTAACAAAGTCCTCAATAGCTAAATCAATGTTATTCATTTTTTTTCATCCTGTTCAATTTCCAAAATTGCTTCCTTGATCTTTTTATAGTTCTCGGCAGAACAAGGACGAGTGAAGTTTTTAATTTGTGAAATAAATGAAGGGGAACATTCTAACTTTTGAGTTAAGAGAGTGCCGCGGCCTGTGCTTTGATCAAGCCATTTGATCAATTCATTTATCTGCGCTCTAGTAGCTCGTTTACTACTTTTCTTTTCTGACTTTTTAGCCTTATGGTTTTTAATAGACTTGGTCATCATTTCACGCAAAGTTGATTGAGCACTGATTGGCTGATTGTTGAAATACCAGGCATGACCACTTTCACCATGAGCCAGTTTTTTGATTTCATTGCCTTGTGCTAACCAAGCTTCAACTTGATCATTAAGGCTTTGCTTAAAATACGAATGTAATGGGCAAATATGCATTAGAATCTCTCCAGGCAACTAACTAAGAGATAGCCCGCCATTAACAGGCCAAGAATTGAAAAACCAAGTAACTTTTCCATTTTCATTCCATCCATGTAACGCAATTTGCTGTGTCACATTGACCAGAAATATGGCCGTTATGAGAGCTAATTGAATAAAACACTTCGCCTTCTTCACAGATCGGGTAATCTAAAGTGCCGTTAATGGTTTCAGCAGGGCGTTCTACTCCATGCTTATCGGTAATTACCTGGCGTACTTTTAAAACCGCATCGAACCAATTCATGACGTTCTGCCTCCATGAATTACCTGGACAAGTTGGCGTTGAGCTTCTTGTAAACGAGCAACCAACTGACTTACAGATTTTCCAAAAGGCACAACGATTGCTACGGTGCGCTTTTCCCAATCTTTCTTTGCATGCTGATAACCACCGAAATACACGTAAACGCGGACCTCTTCAGTGTGGTTATAGAGTTTGAAATTGATCTGTAGTCCAGGCTTAGAAAACATGAAGCAGCTACCCGCTAACTTCATGATTTCTTGTTGAACTTGTGGTGAGTTTTGAATCATTTTTATAGCCCTCAATAATAATCATCATCTTGGGAATAAAAATCTTCTTCTTCAGCAATGCGCTTATTCATCTTTTCATGACATTTAGAGCAGTGCTGATAAACAGGACCATGCATACCTTCTTCATAATCCCTATAGGAGATTAATGAAGGTTCCCTAGTTCCGCATTTGCATGTTTCCCATTGAGATGGGTCATTTTCCTTTTGTTTTTGATGAGCTTTATATTTATCAAGACATTCTTGACACATATTTGAATATTCAGCGCCAAAACTATCTGCTTCCACACAAATACGAGTTACTGCTTCACGGTCGTGGTGTCGATCGCATTCAGTTCCCCATTCGTCGTCCTGTACAGAGGTAAATTTTCCAGGTAATGATGCGTACATGATCAAGCCTCCAAAACCGAACCATGAAAAGCAGAACTTAGTTCTTCAGTCCATTTAACCTTTTCAACAAGGTTAATAAATTCAAGGTTATAAGCTGAATCAATGAAGGCATTTGCCTGGGCAATCGCAATAACGAGTTCATTGCCATTAGAGGCTTTTGAAATGTTGGAGATAGCGCATTTGATTTGATCAATCGATCTTTCACGATAGAAATCAAAATCACGCTTTGGCTGGGCAAAATCAGGGGCGAATAGTCGAGCATCAACAAGGATGTCGAATTGGGTTTTAGAAGGGTTATGTTTTTTCATGACTAAATCCTAAGTTAGATTAGATGTATTAAAACTAATCTAGCTTAGATTTTTAGTCAATCAATATTTCTAAGTTTACTTAGATTATTTTTTTTATTATTGATTTATAAGAATTTTTTTGGAGGTTCAAATTTACCCACATATTTACCTTTATAAATACAATTTTCTTTAAGAGGGATAATGTTCGGATGGAAATTCCCATTTAAAGCTTGTAAGTACATGTTTTTATTCTCTCTAACAAGAGCTTTGAATGTTGCTTGATCATCACACATTGCAACAATCATTTCACCTGTTTGAACGTATTCAAGTGGAATATCTGGATCGATACAGATTAAATCCCCATCTTTGAAGTGTGGGGTGTTGCTTGTGCCCTGAACAATCATATAAAAACTGTTTCTTCCTGCTTCTGGGGGGGCAGGTAACCATAGTTCAATTTCATGTGGTTGAATTGATCTTACATTGGTCCAGTTTCCAGCTTGAACATAATCGAGCACAGGCAGCATCCTTGTAATTGGTCTAAAGTCTTTAACAGATTGCTCATTATTATTAACACCATATTTTAAATAATCAATTGTAGTATCAAGGACCTGACACAAAGCCTCTAAATTTTCGTATTTAGGCTCATTTACGTCTTTTTCCCAAAAACCGACTGTTACATCAGATACTCCAACTAGATCGCCAAGTTTTACTTTGGATAATTTTTTTTCTTTCCTAAGTTTTTGTATACGTAAACCAATGGTTTCCATTTCTAAATCCTACAATGATTATCTAAGTTATCTTAGCTATTGACTATCGAAGTTAACTTGTGTCTAATAAATTCTAAGTTTACTTAGATTTTTTTGGTGACAGTATGACCCGTACAGAAGCTCTAGAGCTACTTAATTGCAAAAAACTTTATCAATTAGCAGAAAAACTCGAATTGACCACTTCTGCAATAGCTCAATGGGGTGATGAGGAAGACATCCCTGATTATCGTGAATATGAAATCAGAGAATTAGCGGCTGGCCGAGTTCCTAAGCGCCTCCAAAAGAGCAAGCAGAATTTAGTGCATGTAAATAATTAAAAAAATGAATGAAATCGGAGATTTTTAACATGGTTTTATCTTTAATCGAACGTCGTGAAAAAACTGTTATGTCATTAGAGCAAGCTTTGAAAGCTGCTGTTTATCGTCCAGGTGATGAATACCTAATGGCACAAATTGCCGAAAAGAATGGATGGAATATCAATACGTTCCGTAGCTCTATCAATCCAACGACTCCTACCCATAAGGCAAATATTTATCATTTCGAAGCTATTTTAGATGAAACAAAAGATAGCCGGATTATGGATAGTGTTTGTGCAATTCATGGAAATGCGGCTTGGTTTGAGTTGCCGAAAACTGAAAATTTAAATACCGCTGATTTTGTTATGAAAATAGGCAAATTGGCACAAGAGCAGGGTGATTTATCTCAATCCGTAGCTAAAGCAATTGGCGATGGATGCATTAGTGAAGATGAGTTAGCGGTAATTCGTAAAGATGCTTTTGAACTCATTCGAGTTGTTTCAACTATTTTGGCTATGGCTGAGGAACAACATAGAGGTGATCATGCCTAGAAAAAAGAAAGGGTTTGAACTACCCGATGTAAAACATGCTGCCCGTGGTCAATGGGAAGATATTTTTGCACGTTTTAATATTACTGTTCCTAAAAAAGATACTCATGGACCTTGTCCGTACTGTGGTGGTGAAGATCGTTTTCGATTTGATGATAAATATGAAAATGGTGATTGGCTTTGTAATGTTTGTACAGAAAGCAAAAACAGAGATGGCTTTGATTTAATTGGTAAAGTTACAGGTTTACCGTTTTCTCAAATCATTGAAGAGGTTGCTTCAATTGTTGGTTTAGATGCAACCAGTACTATCACGCCTCAAATGCGTAAACAGTGGGAAGAAGAAAAAAAAATACGTGATCGTATTAACCAGGAGATGAAGCTTAAAAAACAGCAACAAGTAGCTAGACAAGCAGCAGGTTTATACCGCAATCCTTATCCTGGTGAAACAAGCCCATATCTTGAACGAAAGCAAGTACCCGTTTTACCTGGCGTGAAGATTGATCATAAAGGGAATGTACTAATTCCTGCTTATGACACTGAAGGCTTCATGTGGAATATGCAAACTATATATCCGGATGGTGGAAAGTTTTTTGTTTCTGATGAAGAGGACCCAAATGGAAACAAAAAAGGTGGACGTACAGGCGGCTGTTTTTTCCTTCTCGGAACCATCGAGCTTGTTGACCCAATCATTATTTGCATAGCTGAAGGGTACGCAACTGGTGCAAGTATTCACTTGGCAACTGGCTATCCCGTGGCTTTGGCTTTTGTAGCTAACAACATTCCAAAAGTCGGTGCAGCTTTAAGAGAAAAATACCCGCAAGCAACACTTGTTTATTGTGCTGATGATGATAGTGCAAAAGATGATACAGGCATGAAATACGCTCAACAAGCTGTGGCTGTCACTGGCGGCATCGTAGTACTCCCTAAATTTAATAAGGTGGCATAAGTGAACCAAAACCAACAAGCAGGACAGCCACAAGCAACTTTCATCCCATCGGACTTCAATGACCTGCATTTGATGTTTGGGTTGGAAGAGGTAAAGGCTCAGATCGTCCAGGCTATTAATACGTCTATTCCTTTTTCCCCCGAACCCCCTAAAACCAACAAGCCCATCCATAGTGGGGGGGAAATTGAGAAAAATTCTCATGTTCCAATGGTTGAGGAAAATCTTATGGCTGTTGAATCGGGGCAAGGGAGTGACATTTCGACAGAAAATGATGCTGTACCTGAATCTATTCAAAAATTCATTGATCGTTATTACTTAATTGAAGCAAAAACAGATGTTTGGGATAACTTTGACAAAATCGTAATCAAGAAAAATGCGTTTACTGCTTTGTTGGGCCAAAAGCAATACAAATTATGGTTAGACCATAAAAAAGTTATTCCAAAATATGAGTTTGAGCACAATGTTAATATGGCTACTAACTTAACTATTCAGGAATTATTAGATAATTTCGTTGTCCTAGCAAACTCAGAGGAAGCTTGGAATTTAGTTGAGCGTAGGACTTGGCTTATTAAGCATATACGGATTGCGTACCCTAATATTTTTGACTTGTGGTTTAAGTCTCCAGCTAGAAAAATCATTCCCCGTCAAAACCTTATTTTTGACCCTAAGCAAGAACATGATCATGATGAAAATTACATTAATATTTATCGTGGATTGAACATTGATGTAATACGTGATCAGCATGGTGAACAATTGACTCGTGCAGAAGTCTATGAAGATTGTAAGGGCATCATGACCTTGATTAATGATCTTTGCGATGGGGAGGAGGAAGCAGTTCGATTTTTATTGAAATGGTTAGCTTTTCCCTTGCAAAACATTGGTGCAAAAATGGCAACTTGTGTGTTGATGCATGGTCATATTCATGGATCTGGTAAATCATTAATGTTCGTTTCAATCATGAAAAAGATTTATGGTGAATACCATACAACAGTTGGGCAAGCTCAACTTGATAACCAATATAACGAATGGATTGAAAACAAACTTTTCGGTGTGTTTGAAGAGATTGTAGACAACAAGAAAAAACATAACGTTATGGGGATGATTAAACATCTCATTACTGGTGAAACGCTCTATGTAAGTAAGAAATTCGTATCAGGATGGGAAATGAATAACCACCTGAATACTGTATTTTTATCGAACAATACTCAACCACTACCAATCGAAGAAAAGGACCGTCGGTTCTTAGTGCTTAACCCATGTAAAGACTTGGATGGACCTTTGCATGAAAGGGTAATGCAAGAGTTAAAGACTAACGGTGTACAAGCTTTTTACACCTATTTGATGGGGCTTGATTTAACTGACTTTCATGAACACGTTAAGCCGCCAATGACCATAGCTAAAAGGACGATGATTGATTATTCGCGTGCAGGCTTTGACACGTTTTACCATGAATGGAAAAACGGTGACACAAAATTCCCTTATGTCTCATGTAAATCAGAGCAGCTTTATAAAGCGTTTGGTCAATGGTCCAGAACAACTGGAGAGCATCAAATCAGTATGAAAAGATTCATTATTGAGGGTAAGAAGCATGGTATTGTTCCAAGTGATAAGGCCAAGCATTGGAAGGGTAAGCGAAGTTCTGGACAAAATAAAGTCATTATCATTGGTGAAAAACCCAAAGATGAACAAGAGCAGCTTTGGCTGGGGTTGCAAATCGAACAATTTCAAGATAGCTTAGACGGGGTGAATGATGTTCCTGAAGCAAAATACGTACAATAAGAGCTTCCCATGTGAACGATGTGAATGGTCATGTGAACCATTTAAGCAAATCATTCACACGCTCAAAGCCTTACCTAGCAACGCATACAACAACCATGTGAATGATGTGAACCATTTTCTTGCGCGCGCACGTGAGAGAAAAAAACACCTATTGCTTAATTTAAATCAATTTAAATCAAATATTGTTCATAATGTAAATACAAGTGAAATCACTCTCACGCGAGAAAACACACATAAATCATTCACATCATTCACATGTAATACAATTTATTGTTTTTACTCATGTTTCTATGTGAACCATTGGTCAAAATCATTCACACAACCATTCACATCATTCACATGGAATTTTGAGGATTAAAAAAATGGAAAAATATTTACGTTTATTAAATCCCAAAACAACCAATTATGATGCAATCCCTTCAGGTAACCACGGTGCTTTGACTGCTGCGGACGTATGCATTGCTATGAGTTATGCAAAATTAACTCCTTTGCAGGATAACTTATTCCGCTTGAAATACTTGGGCGCAAACAACATTGAGAATGTGGAGTTATTTAGCAAGTTATTGCTTACAAAGTATCAAGATAAATTTATTCAAGCAGGTGTGAACATGATCTATCACTTGCCAATCGTTCGCGTTGCTTTGGTTGAGTTCTGTTTAGTATCTGCTGATTACAAACCTACTGAACGTAACCGGGAAATTATTTCTGGATTCAGTGATACAACTGTACGCAACCACATGAAACGCCACATTGATAATGTTTTAGCTGATCTAAAACAGGCATGTGAGTTAGGTGAAGAAAAGATTATTAAGCAGGTTTATTGCTCTAAGTAAACTTCGGTATTGACACAAAAGCAAAGTTAAGTTAGATTTCTTCACAATGGAAAACTGTATTAAACGCTGTAGTTTCCTTCAGAGCTGAAAAGCTCTCTTTCAAAGCCCGCATGACTCCCTTTGACATGCGGGCTTCTTTTTTGGAGTCGATGATGGTCACAGGTAGATTGATTATTGAAATGAAACCGTGGGTTTGTTATTCCGTCTATGCTCTCTATTTGATTGAGAAAAAGATCGGAAAACGAAAACTGACTTCAAAATTGATGACAAAACTTTTAGAGCGTTGCATTCGATTTGAAGAGATTGATCATGTCCAATCGTCCACCACAAAGAGCTAAGCGCCCATGTCTTGTGGGCAGTTGTAAAGATTTCGCATCGAACAAAGGTTACTGTGACCAGCATCAAAACCGAATCAAACAAAAAGATCGGGAGCGGGGCACAGCACACCAGCGCGGCTATGATGCCCGTTGGGAAAAAGAAAGAACAAAATTCTTAGATGAGAACCCGCTATGTGCGGACCATCGCAAGCGCGGACTTGTTGAAGCCGCAACGGTTGTTGACCATATCATCCCGCACAAAGGCGACCAGGTGTTGTTCTGGGATAAGAACAATTGGCAACCGCTTTGCAAGTCATGCCATGACCGCAAGACAGCAACCGAAGACAAAGGCGGCTGGTCATATCAACCACCAGTTACGCAAAAGCCAGTTGATTGTTATGTTTTTAAAGTTGGTGAGATGGTACAAGCTGCAACGGCTTATGCAATTGACACTTTGTCCTGTGGTTGGACTGATAGTTTTGAAATCAAATCAATCGAAGATAAAAAGATTGAAGTGCATGATGCCGATGGCTTTGTTCATAAGCTGCATCACTCACACTTCAAGGCGGTGACTGCATGAGTTGCGAACGAGAAGTTATATTGCTCGGTGATCCGGTTGTATATCGTGATGACATCAAAGGCTTTGATGAACTGGGTGTCGTTGTTAAGACTGGCTCATCATTCGAAGTACTTTGGAATGGTGAAACAACTCCTAAAACTACAATCTACGAAAGACTACGTGGCGCTCGACTTGATGAAGTCGATGCTGGTTGCCGAGTGATTCAAGGTGTGATTTATGAATGAGATTCCTAAACCGCCTCGACCACCTGAGCCAACAGAAGTAATAGGAAATGATTTCATTCCTAAACGTCCAGTTCCACCAGATGTTGCAAGGCCACCGATTCAAATTCTATATCCAGATGAGACAAGCTATTCTGATCGTTGGACCATAGGTTTTTATTGGGGCGCTTTTATCGGTTTTGGATTTGGAATTATTTTTATAAAAATCCTTATCAAACTTGGGTTTTAGGGGATAGGGGGTCAAAAGTCAAAAAGGCCCTCTCAGAAAAGACCGCCCCCCCGTCAAATTTTTGTGTGGTCAAAAGTCCATAGGGGGGTATACCTCTAATATTTAATCAGTTTTAAATTTTTGGAGGTCCTTATGTCAAACATGGGAAGACCTAGAAAGTCTTTACAAGAAAAAGTTTTAAGTGGTGGCCGCGTTCGAGAAGATCGTGATGAAGATGCACAAGTTGCGAATGCTGCTGTCGATCTTGGAATGCCACCATGCCCAGCATGGCTAAATAAAAAAGCCCGAAAACATTGGGACACATTAGGTCCAAAATTGGTTCAAGCGGGTTTGCTTAGTGTTGTTGATGGTGATGTGTTTTTACTGCACTGTGACAACATGGCAGCATATGAAGAAGTTCAAGAAAAATTGCAGGATATTAATTCTTGGGTTGCGACGACTCCAAACAAATTTGAAGTCCAGTCGGCATGGCTGCAAATCCGAAATAAATTGCAGGAATTAATTATTAAAACTGCCCGTGAATTTGGTTTAACTCCAGCGGCTCGTTCAAGTGTCAAAGTGAATAAACAACAGCAGCTTGATTTATTGGGTGCGGCTGCGGCCACTGAAGACGATGAATTTGCGGATATGAACATACGTACAAGTTAGGAAAATTTATGCGTGATTATTTTAAAATCGCGCTCCAGTATTGCCTTGATGTTCGCTCTGGAGTGCGTGTATCTGGGCAACTTGAAAAACTTGCCATAAAAAGATTTTTATCAGATTTAAAAAGATCAAATTTTGATGTTGAGTCGGTCGATGACGAAACACAAGAATTATTAAATCAATTGAAATTTAAACCTAGTCCAGATGTTGATTTTGATTATGAATTAAATCTTGGGCGTGTAGATCATGCCTGCAAATTTGTTGAAGCCTGCCCGCACGTTAAAGGGAAGTTGGCAAAAATAAAGCCTGATGGAACAAGACATCGATTGATATTAGAACCATGGCAGATTTTCGCTATGGTGAATATTTTCGGCTGGATTGATTCTGACAACAAACGTCGTTTTTTGTATGTCTATATTGAGGTAGCTAAGAAAAATGGTAAATCAACTTGGCTGGCTGCCGTTGCCTTATACCTGGCATTTCTTGACGGTGAAATGGGTGCTGAAGTTTATACAGCAGCGACATCAAGAGACCAGGCAAAAATCGTATTTGAAGATGCGAAAAAAATGGTGGAGTTTTCACCACGCATGTGTTCGAAGTTCGGCATTGAGTATTCACAATATTCAGTGTTTCAGACCGAAACAAACAGCATGCTTAAAGCGCTATCACAAGATCGGGGCGGAACAAAAGACGGTTTAAACGTTCATGCTGCAATTATTGATGAATTGCATGCTCATAAAACTGCCGATATGTATGACATCGTTGCAAATGGTACAGCAGCTCGTGAAGAGCCTCTGATTTTAGCCATTACAACGGCTGGCGATGACACAACAAGCAAGTGTTATCAAGAGCGTCAAATTGTTGTTGATGTTCTTAAAGGGAAGGCCACGCACGAGCAATATTTCGGCATGGTTTTCTGCTTAGACCGTGGTGATGATTGGCAGGACCCAAAGGTATGGCCTAAAGCAAATCCCAATTATGGCGTTTCGGTTAATGAAAAATACCTTTTTTCAGTCTTTGAAAAAGTGAAGGTAAGCCCGAAGCAAGAAGGTATTACACGCCAAAAACATTTAAATGAATGGGTTGGTGCTGTAGATGGCTGGATTGCTCCATCAATCTGGGAAAAATGCTACTCAGAAGTTAAATATGAAGACTTAAGTGGTCAAATCCGATTTGGTGGCTATGACTTAGCTAGTCGTCTGGATTTAGCTTGCTGGGCTGAATTAATACCTCGTATGGAACCTGATGGAAAAATTCATTGGTATGCATTTGTTCACTCATACATTAATGAGCACGTGATTGAGACAAAAACGGCAATTAATGGTGAAAAACGTCCTGATGAATATCCCGTTTGGCGTGAACAAGGTGTTTTAAAAGTAACACCTGGTGAATCTACGGATTACAAACGAATTCAAAGGGATATTGAAGATGCACATATCAAAAATCCATTTTATGAAATTGGTCATGACCGTTATCACGCGGAGCAACTGACAGCTAATTTATTAGATGAAGGTTTAACTGTCGTCGAGATTCCCCAAACGACGGAATATCTAAACCCAGCAATGAGATGGATTGAAGTTTTACTTGCTGAAGGGCGTTTCCACCACAATGGCGACCCTCTTTTTCAATGGTGTGCGTTGAATGTCCTGGTCAAACCAGATGGCAAAGACAATATTTTCCCACGAAAAGGGGCACCTGGTAAAAAGATTGATGCAATGGTTGGCGTAATTAATGCGGCTTCACGTGCAAGGCATTGGGATAACGAAGAAGTTTTCGAGCTTGTTCCTGGTGATAATTCTGATGATTTTGACTTTGATGACTATATAGAAAATATGGTGGTAGGAAGACGACGATGACAGCAAAAATCGCAAAAAGTCGTCTGTTTGAGTGTTTAGAAAGTGACAAGATTAAACGTGCAGTTTCTGAACAAGAGGAAGTGAAAAACCGGAGTACCGGACCTGAAAGCCCTAAGCGTGGGGTTTTAATTGATTTCCCTCGTTCAAACAGCCGAATTGCAAGTACAGCCACATTTGAGAGGGCAATGACACTTAGTGCAGTGTTTGCTTGTCATAAAATTTTGGCTGAAACGGTAGCCAGTCTACCTCTTGAAATGTTTATGTTTGATAAGGATCGGAACCGCAAACCAATATTTGATCATCGTTTGGCATCATTATTTAGAAATAAACCGAATGATGATCAGACAAGTATAGAGTTTAAAGAAACATTAATGCTCAACTTGATTAATGGTAATGCTTATGTCCGTAAATATTATTATCACAAAGAGCTTAACCAGCTTGTTGTTATCAATAATGCTTCCGTAACGCCTAAACTAAATGATCAAGGCAAAAAAGAGTACCACATCACTTATTTTGACGGGAAAAAAGAAGTTCTAACTGATAAAGAGATTTGGCACATCAAATTGTTTGGTACTGGTTTGGTTGGAATGTCACCATTGGCCTATGCAGCACGAACTATTGGTGTTGGGTTGGCTACCGACGATAAAGTTGGGCGCATCATGGAAAATGGCGCAAAACCATCTGGAACATTGTCTACAGAAAAGTCTTTGAAAAAAGAACAACGCCAATCCCTCCGTGAGGAAATGTCTGAGCTGGTATCTGGTGATGATTGGTTTTTACCAGTGCTTGAAGGCGGTTTGAAATTTGAAAAAATTAGTTTAACTCCTGAAGATATCGAACTTCTTGATACTCGTCGTTTCACGATTGAAGAGGTGTGTCGTTTTTATGGTGTTCCTAGTGTGCTTGTTAATGATACGAATGGATCAACTGCATGGGGAAGTGGTATTGAACAAATCGTAGAAGCTTTCTATCGGTTTGGTTTAAGACCATATTTTGAGCGTGTTGAAGAGTCCGCTCGTTTAAATCTGCTTGAACGTCCAGATTGGGACTTGTACGAATTTGAATTTAAGATCAAAGACTTATTAAGAGCTTCAATTTCAACACGTGTTGCCAATAATCGAATCCGTATTGATAGTGGACAATCAACAATTAATGAAGTTCGTAAGGAAGAAGGTTATGAACCAATTAAAGGCGGAGATAATTTAATGGTTGCTGCAAATCTTATAACCCTGGATCGGGCAGTAGCTGGTAAAGGGGAAACGAAAAATGAATAAAAGCGTGCTTAAAATGCGTAATTCACAAGTACAAAAGCCGGATGTTCAAATCCGGCTTTTGCCTTTCTCGGATGTCAAATTACGTTTTGATGAAAATCAAGATAAAGATTCGGCATTCATTTTTGAAGGCTACGCTGTACGTTGGGATAGCGTCAATTCACATGGCGAACAATTCGTAAAAGGAGCTTTTGCAGATTTTATTAATGCTGTGAAAGCTGGAACCATGCGATGCCATATGTATTACAACCATGGGCATCGTCATGACTGGATTAGTCCAGAGTATGCAATGCGGATTGGCAAGTGGTTAGAACTTGAAGAAGATGATATCGGCTTTAAAGTGACTGGACGCCTAACCCTTGGTTTAAGCCTTGCAAATAATGTTCGTGCAATGCTTGAAGATGGAACGATAGATGGATTGTCTATTGCTTTCTTTAATCCCGATCCAATGGATGTTGAAGATATGGGCGCTTATATACGTATTAAGCGTGTCAGTCTTTATGAAATTAGTGTTTGTGATGAGCCTAGCGACCGAAATGCTCGTGTAACTGATGCAGACATGCGTGATATTCAATCTGAATTAGATATGAAACTTTATCTGGAGCGTAAATTTAATCTGGATGAAGCGGCAGCGACTAATTTAATTAAGCGTGTCCAATCATTTGGGCAGCCTGAACCTAAAGTTAAAGACCCTTTTGCCTGGTTAGATAAGGCTTAATTTTTTATCAAACATTCATAACCGCCTTAATGGCGGTTTTCTTTTTTAAAGGAAAAAATATATGACAGCATATCAACAACGCCCGGCAATGAGTTTACCACTTTACGCACGTAATGCGGATGGCCGTTCTATAGATCAGTTATCGCAGGATTTGCTTCAACGTAAGACTCAATTGGATGAATTGATTACACAATATCGTGATCAATTAAAAGACGTTCCTGATGATCTTAAAAAGCAATTAGAAGAACGTGCCACTGAGATTCGAAAGCTCTCAACTGATATTGAACAAATTCAGACTGATTTGGTCAATATGGCTAAAACTCGAAGTAAAGAAGTAGCTGACGGCATTGTTGGCATTCTTATTCGAAACACCGAAGCAATTGAAATTGCTAAAACAATGCTTGAAAAACGCCAAAAGAATACCTCAGTATCTTTTAATGGTATCAAAGCGCGTAATTTAATTACCCTTGGTAGTTTGGGTGATAATGCGGCTTACGCTAAAAATGATTTGAATCGCGTGCCATGGCAACCATTATCGGTAATTGATTTAATTACTTGGGCGCCAATTACTCAAGATGTTGTTACCTTACTCCGCGAAACAGCTTGGAACTTGATGGCAGATATTGTGCCTGAAGGAACTACTAAACCAGAATCAGACCTTAATTTTGGTACTCAAGTATTAAATATCGGTGTAATTGCTCACTGGATTACTGTATCAAATCAAGTGCTTTCTGATATGCCAATGCTTGCAACATATATTGAAGCACGTATGGCTTATGGTATTCGTTTTAAACTCGAATATTTCGTTATCAATGGTCACATTCCGGCTTCTGGTCAACCTAAAAACTTTAGTGGTTTAATGGAAACTGGAAACTATGTAACAGTAACTGTTGAAGCTGGTGACACTTCTCTAGATGTTTTAAATAAAGCGAAGTATAAAGCAGCAAAATCATTTATTCAGCCTGAATGCTACATCTTAAACCCTGAAGACTGGGGTGTGATTGAGCGTATTAAGGGAGAAGATGGGCACTATATTGTTGGGGTTCCAACGGGTACTGGTGTTCAAGTGTATTTATGGGGTTTACCAGTACGATTTAGCCCAGCTCAAGCAGCTACAAAATACTGGTGTGGTAACTTATCAATTGGGTTTGATGGATACATCCGTGAGGATGTTGATACTCAAGTTTCACTTGAAGATGGCGACAACTTCCGGAAAAACCTTGCAACTGTACGTTCAGAAATGCGTGCGGCAGGTGGGGTAATTATTCCTGATGCTAACGTAGCGGGTACTTTGCCTCAACCAGCACCAGCGGGCGGTTAATATTCAATAAAAGCAGCTTTCGAGCTGCTTTTTTCATGTTCTATGCAGATTTTTGGAGATTTTATTCAAAAATCTGCGTTTTTTTCAATTTTAGGACGTTTTTATGAGTGACTACATAACGCTTGATTTGGCGAAATCTCACTTACGTGTTTTGCATGCGCGTGATGATTCATACATTGAGTTACTGATCAAAGCGGCTTTGAAAGCGGTAAGAAACTATATAGATAGAGATTTCGCGGAAGTTCAACTGAAGTGGGGAGTGCCTACAGACACTTTGCCAGAAGATTTAATTTTTGCGGCTCTGTTGATCATTGGTGATATGTATCAAAACCGTGCAGCTCAAACAGATGCAGCTTTGTTTATCAATATGGCTTGTTCGCGTTTGATGGATCCTTATGTGAAAAAGGGGGTTAAATGATGTCTAGAACATTTATAAAAAGATTCGCAAGTACACACCCTAAATTCTTAACTGAAAGTATTTCAAAATTTCAGCGTCAAGAGTCTGTAGAGATACAAAGCCTTTCAACATTTACTGTTGAGGGAGAGTCATGGCCGTATCAAGCTTTGGTTGTATTTGAACGTCCTATGCAGATCAAAATAAGCGATGAACCACCGGAATATGTAAGACCTCCCATTAACTGCCGATGAGGTTTAACCATGCATGAAAAATTTGAAGCTTGGATTAAAGCCCAGCCATTTTATACAAAACTGATTTATATACATGGTGAACGTCTTTTCATCCGTGACAATGGTGAATATCAGATTTTTGCTATGGAAGTGGCACTTCAAGCTTGGCGTGAAAATTATGAAGGTCGCTTATTGGCTATTTCATTATTTGAATCCAAATCTAAGACGGTTGAAAGCCTATTAAAAAAAGGTAAAAAGCAGCAACAGGAAATTGATTTAATTCAATGTAATTGTCCTGGCTGTATGCGTCAGAAACTTAATTTAGGTGGTTATCAGCCATGTAGTTGTAAAAATATCACGGTGTCTTCTCCACCAAAGAAACCATAGGTGATTCATGCAATCAGGCAATCTAAATCAATATATTGAAGTTCAGCAAAAAATGGTTGAACAGGCACAAGATAAATCTGGTGATCGTGAGGAGGTTTGGGTAAATATTTTTCCCATTTACGGCCATATTACTGATTCATCTGTACGTGATCTGATTGCAGCGAGTAAAGAACAATCTGCTGTAGCTTGTCGCATTCTGATTCGTCAATCCGATGTTTTACCAGGTACAGACTGGACACTATGCCGCTTAGTTTGTGATGGGCTTTATTACCGAATTATCCGTCCATTGCGTGACAATAAAACAGGCAATGAATATTTGACTTTAGCGTGTGAGCAAGGGGTCTATAAATGGCAGGATTCCAACTAGAAGGGCTTGATGAAGCTCTAAAAAAAATGGATGAAATGGCTAAAAACATCCAAAAAAAGCATTTAAAGAAAGCCTTGCGTGAAGGCGCAAAGATTGTTCAAAAATCAGCTAAAGAAAACGCTCAAAAAATTAATGATCCTAAAACCAGTGCTGATATTGCAAAAAACATTGTTATTCGCGCTGGTAAAACAGCAGATAAAAACTCTGTAAAGGTTCGTGTCGGAGTTAAGGATGGTGGTGAATTCTGGCGTCAGAACAAGAATGTTCAGCGTAAAGGTAAGAAACGACAGAAAAATCCGCATTACACCTTTTTAGAAAATGATACTCGGCACTTTTGGTTGGTGGAATTTGGCACAGCTAAAGCAAAAGCTCAGCCTTTTATGCGCCCAGCCTTAGAGTCAAATATTGACAATGTGACAGAAGCGGTAGCCGCTAAGCTTAAAAAGGATATTTTGGGGGATATAAATTAATGTTGATTATCCCATTAATTGAAATTTGTGAAAAAGATCCCGAATTAGTAGGTCTTTTGACTGATGAGGCTGGTTTAAAAGTCAGTGAATTTGATGCCAATAATACAAATGGCGCTCCATATATATGCTGGCAAATCATTGATGCAAATCCTGAGCAATATTTATCTGAAGCTTCAGATATGGATTCAATATATGTGCAAATTGATGTTTATGCTGATACCAAAGCCTCATCAAGACATATCGCACGACTGTTAAGAAAAAACATTGAAGAGTATTGCTATATCGAAGATTACACCGGAGTCGTGCGCGATTCCGAAACCAACTTATACCGTATTCGGATAGATAGCCGATGGTATGAAGAACCTTAAATTTTAAAGACCGCCGAAAGGCGGTTTTTTTATGGAGAAAATATTATGGCGCGTCGTACGCAAGGCACTGGTGTTTGGTTTGTGGATGAAGTCCCTGCAACACCAGGTACTTTTGAATTGGTTGAAGTTGACTGTCCTTTAAACTTTAAACCAGGTACAGATTCAAAAGATCGAATCGAAACAACTTGTTTAAAGCAAGAGGAAAATAAAACCTATTTGGAAGGCGGTGGTCTTAAAGATCCTGGGCAATCAACGTTTGATGTTAATGCTGACCCACAAAAACCTTCACATGTTCGTCTCTACAATCTTTCTCTGTCGGGCAAAGCTGTTCAATGGATTGTCGGCTGGGCTGGGAAGACAAAAGGCAGTGTAAAAAATATTGTGCCAACTATTGATGCTCAAACTGGTGAAGTTACTTTACCTACAACTCGAAGCTGGAATAAGTTTGAAGGCTATGTAGATACTTTTCCTATGGATGTTGATGCAAACACAGTAGTCAAAAGTACCGTTACGATTCAACGCAATACTTCAGTTGAATGGATTCCTGAAACAGCTACCCCTTAACTTAAGTAATAGCCCCGAAAGGGGCTAATTTTTTGGAACTTAAAAAATGAATAAATTAAGTATTGAAGATATTTTATCTGGTGCTTTGGTTGGTAAACCTGAACTGATCGAAGTTCCCATTATTGTTGATGGTAAACCGCATACATTTGAAACCCATATAAAAATTATGGATTATGAAACAGCCAAAGCTCAAATGAATGCTAATAATGAAGGACGAGAGGGTTTAGCTTGTATTTTAGCTGATTGCATTGTGACTGAAAGCGGTGAACCAATTTTCACAGAAGAACAAGTGCGTAAGAACTTCAATAAACATTTGATTCAAGCTATCTGGGATAAAATCATTGAAAAAAATTACTTGGGAAAGTCGAGTACACAGAAGACGAGTTTGCCGAACTCGAAATCTGGGCGGAACTTGTCCAAAACGGCATCGCGGGGGAGACGATCGCCGAAGCAAAAAAGAACCTTAGTTACAGAGAATTCATCTTCTGGCAACAGTATAGAAAAAGACGTGGAAGCCTCAACTTAGGGTTGCGTTTTGAACAGATAGTGGGTGAGTTGAAATACATGTTTGCGAAAGCCAATGATTTTGAAGTTGAAGATATCTATGACTTCTTACCGCATTTTGATGCGCCTGATATCAGCTTTGAAGAAGCAATGCAGCATTATCAATCCTAATGAGTGTTAATAATCTGGTTAAACATTCATATTTCTTTTTTGCTTTCAACATTAAATTAAGCGGGTAATTTGTGCTTTTTGAAAAATTGGGCTATTTTAATAGGGCATCGGCAAAATCCGATGTTTGGATTGGCGTCCAATTTCTCAAGGTATGTAAATACCGCAAATGCGGTTTTTTTACATCTATAGCATAGCCTTGCCTGCAATGGTGGGGTATGTGGAAGTATCGAAAGATACGCCAGACCCTTGAGACTGGTACGCCAATTCTGCATATCCTGCCACCCTAATGATTGGCGTCGTTTTGGTGGTGAAATATTTCTCTCAAGGAGTATTCATCATGAATACATTAGTTTTTCAATCTTCAACATTAGAACCAGTTCAATTATCAGATAATCAAATCTGGGTAACAGGAAGTGATTTAGCAAAAGCCTTGAACTATAAACAAGCTGATGCTGTTACTAAAATTTTTAATCGTAATAAAGAAGAATTTACCGAAAATATGACGCAAGTCATTGATAATCCCCACACGCCCAATTTGGGCGTACGGATTTTTAGCCTTCGTGGTTGCCATCTTATTGCAATGCTTTCGCGTACAGATGTTGCTAAAGCATTTCGCAAATGGGTGTTGGATGTTATAGAAAAAACAGAGGTTCAACTTAAACCCTCTGTTGCTATGGTGACTCAGGCAACTTATGACAAACTGGCTTTGAAATATCATCGAATTTTTCGGCAATATGACAATATGATTGACGATTTGAGAGTTCAGATCAGTTCAATGCAAAGTAAATGTCACCGCTATAATTTTGATATGCAACTTAATGCAATTCCTATTGAGCAAGTGGCAGAGAAAATGGGCCTTACAGTTTCAAGAGTTAAACATTTATTAATGATAAATGGCATTATCGAAGAACGGAACCCATACGTCGAGCTAGATAAGACTGTTATTAACATTACTGAACGCGGGAAAAAGCTTGATTTTGTATATTTAGATAGTTGTGTGGTAGATGGTGTTGCACAAGATTCTATAAACATTTCGAAAGATGGAATAACTTACTTGTATGAGTTGTTAAAATAGGTTCGACTAAACCACCCAAAAGGGTGGTTTTTTAATCTATAAATTAGTATCTTGAACTAAATAATAATTTAGGAAGAGATATGGCAATTAAGCCTTGTAAAGAATGTGGTGCTCCAGTTAGTGATAAAGCAGATGCTTGTCCAAAATGTGGTGCGAAAGTTAAGAAAATGGGATTATTGCTAAAAATAATATTATGGTTCTTCGCAATAACAATTGTTATGGGCGTTATTGGTAATTTATCCAAAGATAATAAAGGTTCGGTTAAAGATAAAGAATCAAGTGCTTCTAGTGCAGTTAATGATGATGAGAATAAAGCTGCTGGGTTGTCTTTTATAATCCAAGATCGAATCAAAAATAGTGCAAAAGATCCATCTTCAGTACAATTTAGAAATGAGCAATATCATCATGATAAGGATTATGGAGCAATTGCTTGTGGTGAATTTAATGGTAAAAATTCATTTGGTGCATACGGTGGATTTAAAGGCTATGTAGCCGTTGAAAAAGATGAAAAGTTATATATTGAAGATAGTGTTAATGCAAAGGAATTTCCAAAGAAATGGAATAAGTTTTGTGTGACACGATAGTAATTATGTTTTTAAGCCCTGCAAATGCAGGGTTTTTTAATGTCTGGAGAAAACTATGGCATCTGCTTCACTTGGGCGTTTAACGCTAGATTTGGTTGCTCAAATTGGTCAGTTTGTTGGACCAATGACTCAAGCTGAACGAAAAGCCAAAGAATCTACAGCCAAAATGGGTAAAGCCTTTTCTGATTTCAAAGATCAAATGAATGCTTCATTAGGGGGTACACAAATTGGTTCGGCTATTGATGGTATTGCTGGAAAACTGGGTGTTTTACGAGGTGGCGTTTTAACAGCAACAGCGTCATTAGCTGGTATGGCGGTTGGGGGTGTAGTTGTAGCTGCTGGTGCGTTAAGTCAGATGTCACTTGAATTAGCCAAAGCAGATGCAGAGCTGAACCGTTTATCAAGAAGAGCTGTGACTTCTGCTGAAAACTTTCAAATTGTTGCTGGTGCAGCAAGTGCATTTGGGGTTGAGCAAGATAAGTTAAGTGATATTTTGGCTGACACCTCTGAGAAGCTGGGCGAATATACCTCCACAAAAGGTGGCGGTGCAAAAGACTTTTTTGAAATGTTGGCTAACAACTCAAAAATGACAGCAAAAGAAATTGATGATTTTGCTAAAAAGCTTTCAACGATGGATACGGTTGATGCTTTGGGTCAAATGACTACCAAATTAGATGATATGGGCGCTACTGCCGCCGAGAAACGCTTTGTTCTGGAGTCTTTAGCTAGTGATTTGGGTGATTTGGCTCCATTGTTCGCAAATAACTCTGCATTAATTAAAGAATATGGTGATCAACTGCAAGAGGCTGGAGTAGTCCGAACTCAAGAAAGTATTGATAAATCATTATTACTTAATGCACAAACACAGGCGTTAGGAACACAGTTTCAAGGCTTTAAAAATCAGTTAGCTAGTCAAATGACGCCAGTGTTGAGCAATTTAATTCAATACTTTGTGGATGGCGCTGTTAAAAGTGGGAGCTTTGGAACTGTTTTAAGTGCGGTTGGTACAGTTGCAAAAGTCGTGGGTATTGCAATTGTTGGAGTTGCTAGTGCTGTTTCTGTGGTTATTCAGTCAATTAGCGGGTTTGCAAGTCTCATTAATCATGTTGGGGTAGTAGCGGCAAAATTAGATGCAGCTACTACTATTACTGATCAGATTAATGTTTTAAAAACTGGTTTTAGTGAAGGTAAAGAAATTTGGAATGGCTACGCGGCTGGGGTCGATAAAACTCTAAAAAGCACAATGGATTTTGTGAGCAATGTTCAAACTAGCACAATGCCAACTTTAACTGGTCTGTCAGCAGCTCAATTAAAAGTTAACGAGGCGAACCTAGCAAATTCAAAAAGTACCATTACTGATACTGAAACTGCTAAGGAAAATGCAAAGGCTAAAGCAGAACAGGCCAAAGCAGCAGCTAAAGCAGCCAAAGCCCAGCAAGAACTTAATAAAATGGTCGGTGCATCTGCCCTTAATGGTTTGCGTATTAAAGGTGCTGAATCAATTGCTGGTGGACAAGTAAGAGCTTACACAGCTAATTTTGCACAGCTTGTTCAATCTGCATTGGGTAAAGACTTAACTAGATTTACAGCTTTTAATGATACCTATCACAAAGGTACAACCAGCAAACATGCGACAGGCAATGCTTTTGATTTTACTCTTGAGGATGTTAGTAAATCTGGTGAAGCTGTTACCCAACTTGAGCAAATAGCAAAACGTTACGGTTTTACTGTTAACGTGCTTGATGAATACAAGAAAAAGTCTGCACGAGCAACTGGTGGTCATATTCATGTTTCAGTTTTGGGTTATAAAGGTTCGGCTGATGCATTAAAAGATGCAAAAGCTGAACTTGATATTGTTGAAAAGGCAAATAATGACGCATTAAGGATTCATGATGAACGTGAAAGGAAACAACTAGCAATAGTTTCTAAATATTCAAATGTTGAACAAAAAATGGCATTGGATAATGAGGAATCTATTAAAGAGATTAAAATTGCTTATGCTGGTGATGATGAGTCAATTCAGAAGTACTTAAAAATTCAAGAGGAGGCTTATAAAAAGGATGTTTCAGCTTATCGACAAGCTCAGCAGGAGAAATTTGATAGTTATAAGAATGATCTTCTTGGCAAAATGGCTAATGCGGAAGATGCAATAGCATTGTCTGGTATTGCCAATAAATTTGGCAAAAACTCTTATGAATATCAAATGGCTGGTTTGACAACTTCTGTAAGACAGGAAAAGTCATATGAATTAGATGATTACACTAATGATGTAAATCAAATTAATAAAGATTATGACTCACCTGAAATGGCTACTCAACGATATGAGTTACTTGAGCAAGCTAAGGCTGCGCATTTAGCAAATATGAAGGCTTTGGATATTGAGTATCAAGACAGTTCAAAGCAATTGATACAAGACCAGCATGAGTCTCAATTAAATTTATATGGCTCTCTTTTATCTCAAGCTTCAACGGTTTGGGGCAGCATGACTCAAATGGTTAAAGAGGCTAAAGGAGAAAACTCTAAAACATATAAAGCAATGTTTTTGGCTCAGCAGGGTATCGCTATTGCTCAGCAGATAATTAATACGGAACTTGCTGCAATGCAACCTATTGCGCAAATGGGTATTTATGGTATTCCAGCTTCAACTTTAATTCGTGGTTTAGGTTACGCTTCGATTGCTGTAATTGGTGCGCAAACAATAGCAGGTTTTGCTGATGGAGGTTTTACTGGATCCGGTGGTAAATATGAACCTGCTGGAATCGTTCACAAAGGTGAAGGTGTATTGACTCAAGAGGAAATTGCTGCTTTGGGTGGTCCTTCGGGGTTTAATGCATTGCGTCAATCAATCAAAAATGGATATGCCGATGGGGGTATCGTTAGTGAAGCACCTTCTATATTTACCCAGAAAAATGTTGAATCCAATAGACAGCGTGGGGGCGGTGTTAACGTGAATATTAATGTGCCTCCAGGCTATACGGCTAGAGAGCGCAGATCATCAAATGGTGACGTGACAATTGATGTTGTGAGACAAGAAGTTGAACAAGCTTTTACTCGTTTGGGCACTGAATCAAATAGTCATGAAGCGCTAATGGCACAGCAAGGCTTTAATATCGAGCGTAGACGATAGGAGGGGTGATGGATAGATTAATGCTTGAGCCTCTGCAAGAGGGGTATGGCTTTACACCTGGCAATGATATACGGGAACAGCAAAATGAAGGGGGTATGCCAAGGCAGGCCCCCTTTTTTATTGGTTCGCCTCACTCTGTAACAGTTTCTGTTTTATTAAAAGATGATGAGGACCGTCAATATTTTTGGGCATTCTGGCGCACAAAACAACGTAAGCCAGAAAATTGGTTATGGGAGCTATCTTTAGACCACGGCATAGTTGAAGAGTGTGAATGTCGATTTACTTCTAGCTCTTTACCTGGTGAATCTAAACGGAATGGTGTTGTCGTTATGGTTAGTTTCCAGGTGATGGTTAAACCTATCAAACGTAGTGCTGACTTAGACCGCAACATTGTTAATGTGCGTCAAGGTGTGGATTCAACTGAAGTAATTGATGATATTGAAAAAGTGCCAAATGAATGGCTGCCAGATGCGTTGGGAGTAAATCAATGATTGAACTTACACCTGAACAGCTTGCTGTACTTGATCAGTCAGCAGGTCCAATTGGTTGGCTTGAGTCTGTTGAAATTTCTCATCCGAATTGGCCGCAAATTTTGCGCTATGTAGTTAATTCAAGTGAGCCAATTTTATTAACACATGAGGACGGACAAACATTTGAATATGTTTATGTACCTTTAACGATTAACAGAGGCGGTGATGAGGATAATCTTGATCAAAAGCTTACGGCCGTTATCGGTGATGTGGGCACCATCGTACCGGATTTAATAAAGCTGGTCCTTCAGGATGATGAAATTACACCACCTATTTTAAATTACCGTGCATACATTATTGGTCGTTATGACGTGCCTGCATATGTCGTAAAGGACTTAGAAGTTGTGACGGTAACACGGGACTGGCGTGGTTCTAGTTTTGAAGCACAAGCACCTGGCTTAAATGATTCGGGAAATGGGGAAATCTATTCCGCTAGTACAGATGAAAGTTTAGAAGGTTTTTATGCATGAATATCAGCAAACTTTTTTACTGTAAGTACGATCCTGAAAAATTTCACTGTGTCCATTTTGTTATTAAAGCAGCCAAATATATTTATGGACAAGATTATTCACCGTGCTTTGTTGGATTATCTAGTCCGTTAAGTGAAGCAATTAAAACTTCAAGAGAAACGGTTCATCAAAACAAGCGGATTGATAGGCCAAAAGAAGGTTGCATAGTCCTAATGACATATATGAATGAAAGCTCCCATGTGGGGCTTTTTTTTCAGGGCAAGATTTTTCATTTAAGTGAATGCGGGGTTCAGCGCATCACAGTTGAACAAGCCAAAATTTGGTTTAAACGGATTCGATATTATGAGCCGAATTTACATCATTAAGAATGCTTTAGACCAACAAGAGAAAATCACAGTTGAGTCTGAAAATATTCTTTATACATTTTTGCAAGAAAAAACCAAGCATCCCCAGGCAAAAATCTATAAGGGTAATCCATGCCCTGAAAATGATATAACCCCAACACGTGATAATCGTGCATCAATTGCACGGCTTATGGAAATAGATGATGAGTGTACGATTGTTCGTTATCCTGGTGAGTTGTCCTCAACAGTAACTTGGATTGCTACAAAGTTGCTTGGTCAAGCTGTCTCTGCTTTGGTGAAGGTGCCAAAAGCACCGACAAATAATAGTTCGATGACGGGTTCAAGTAATAACAATTTATCGAACCCGGAAAACCGCCAACGAATTAAACAACGTGTCCCTTACATTCTAGGTGCACCTAAAGCTATTCCTGATTTATTTGCCCCTCCATATCGATATTTCAAAGATGGGGTAGAGGTTGAAGAGCTTTTACTAAGTGTTTGTGAAAACCCCGTAAAGCTATCTCAATTTAAGACCGGTGATACGCAAATTCAGGAAATACCAGGAACAAGTTTGTCGGCTTATGGCTTAAATCAAAGTCTGGTTGGTACTGAAACAATCTTTAAATGGGGAGATACTTTCACCGAACCTCCAGTAATTGCCCGGCAGTGTGATTCGATTAATGGTCAAACGGCACTTCCACCGAATAGCACACGTGTTGAAGCTGGAGATATATATTTCCAATATCCGAATATGATTAAGGCTAATGACCAGGGCACGGCAGATCGTTTTAACTCATTCAATATTAATGAAGCTTTGATCATTAGCGGGGCAAACTTTGGTGTTGGCGATTTATCCATAACAGGTCAAGTTACTGTTGACCCGGTAAACAAGACGTTTGCTATTAAATCAACACAAAATGTCCTGGATTATCAGAATTACCGAAAAATTAATGTGACTTCATTGCTTGTCACTGATCCGATAAATGAGCAGCTTGATTTAGCTGGTTTGTATGATATTGATTCAATCACATATGCATCAAGTATCTATACAATCCATTTGAGAAATCCTGTAGCAACTAACACCAATTTTTCAAAAGTAACTGAGGTATTAACTTCCACAATATCGGCAAATCTAACTGCAAACACAGCAAACATCTTTTTAGATGGTGAATATGTAGTAACTGGTATTGATACTGCCAATAAGCAGCTTACATTAGCAACACCTAGCGGTGTAAATTCCGATTGGAATAAGCTTGCTGATTTAGAAGGTCAAAAGACCAGTACTGGAAATATTAAGCTTCGCGGAAGCCAGGATAACTGGATTGGTTGGTTTACGATTAATTCACCAAAGGCAACCGGGCTATTGCTAAATTTTCAAGCTTTAAATGGAATTTACCAGGGTTCAGATGCCAAATTTGTGGATATCTATGTTGAATATCAACATGTCGTTTCTGATAATCCAACCGGACCAGTATTTAACCAAACGATTCGCTTAAATGGTAAAGCTAATAACCGTGACAGTGTTGGTGGGTCGATGTGGATTAACTTGCCGTTTTCGGGTGCTGTTCGTTTCCGTGCAAGGCGTGTTAATGATAATGGTGATGCTGTAGATTTATCGGATGAAGTTAAATTCTATACAGCTTACGCAATTCGCTATCTGTCTAAACTGGTGTATGACAACCGTGTAATAATACGACAACGTACCCAGGCAACACGTGCAGCTACTGCTGTTGATACACGACAGACAAACTGTATTGCAGAGAGTCTAGTTTATTCATATCGCGGGGGTGTGCGTTCTGCTGATTTGATACCATCACGCAATATGGCTGATCTCATCATTGACCTGGCTTTGAATAAACTTATTGGCCGACGCACTTTAAATGAAATCAATACTGAAGAAATTTATCGTGTATTTGATGATGTGGTTGAATATTTTGGCTCATCCAAGATGGCTGAATTTAACTACACATTAGACAATGCAAATCAGTCATTTGAAGAAATTTGCCGAATGATGGCGGGTGCATCCGGTTGTAATGAACGTCGTTTAAATAGGGCACTCTACTTTGATTTTGAAAGGGCAGATCGGCAGCCAATATTGTTATTCAATCATCGGAATAAGAAGGCTAAATCTGAAGTTAGAACATATAACTTTAAGGTTGAGAATAATTATGATGGTGTCGAAATAACATATGTTGATAGTGAAGCGGGGTGGATTGAAAAGACTTTGAAAATCCCGAATGATCAAATTACGAATCCGAAAAAGATCGATGGCTATGGAATTGCTTATAGAGAGCAAGCTCATATTATCGGCTGGCGTGCCTGGAATAAACTGAAGTATCAGCGAGTCAATTGTAAGTTTGACTGCTTTGCTGAAGGTGAGCTAACAGAACGTGGGGACCCAATCATTGTTGTTGATGATACCCGTTTGTCACCTATTGCTCTGGGTGATGGTTCAATAACTTCTGGAGAAATTACAGCGTGGAATGGCTTAACCATTGAAATCAGCCAGCCGTGTACTTTGATAGCAGGTCATGATTATGTGATTCATCTACAAAAGAAAAGCGGTTTTACGGATCAGATACCGGTTAGTCAGGGTGCAAGTGAGTATGAGCTAATTTTGGCACGTCCACCGCTTGAAGCTCTAGTAACAGAAGGTGAGGTGAAAACAGTTTATTCAATCACTGTAGACGATCGTCAAGATGATGAATTGTTCCTGGTCTCAACCAAAAATCGAAATGGGGTTTTTGAAAACTCAATATCAGCAACCAATTCAGATGAGCGTTACTATCGAAATGATAAGGACATCATCAATAACCTTATTTAAATGAAATGAAATTAAAGCCCTGCATTATGCGGGGCTTTTTTTGGAGAAAATTTTATGGCGATTATCACTGAAGAAAAGATGCAGAATCTTGACCGGGATATCGAAGATGCTGGGAAGGCACCGAATATATATGGAATTATTAATCCACGTTATGGTGCGCCTTTTAAATCATTTCCTATGGTTTCTGGTGAGGGTGAAGAAAAATTTAATACCGCAGTTAATGATTTTAAGACTCGTTATTATGCTTTGTCATTGCGAGGGGATTGGGCATCATCAACTGAATATCAAGTGAAAGACTTAGTGTTTGTTAATAATATAACTTATATCTGCCTTGTTGATCATACATCGTCTTCAAATTTTCAGGATGATCTTAATTCTGGTAAATGGATTATTTATCAAGGAGTAACACAAGTTGATTTACAATCTTTTGTTGCTCAAACAAGAGACTATCCTCCAGTTTTAGGGTCTCCAGTGCGTTTTCGATTAAATCCGGTCAAAGCTAGTATGCTGTATGGGTTAAATGATCCAACACATTTGGATGACGACTTAAACAACTTCAGAGGGTTGAATAACCCTAATGCTTGGCATGACTCAAATATACCAATCGGAGCGGTTGCTTTTGGTCGAAATAACGTACCTTTTGCTTATTTATCAATGGCTCTAGGGCATGATTGTGTTGCTTACGGTGTTGCATCGTTTGTCGGTGGTGCAGGCACTGCAACAGGTAATCCGGATGTTCCGTCAGATGGCGCAGCTTATGGCTATTGCTCAATAGCTTGGGGTAAAAATTCAGTTGCTTCGGGCCGCATTAGTCATGCTTTTGGTGAGCGTGTTTTTGCACAAGCTATACATAGTGAAGCAACAGGGCATTTTTCTTATGCTTCGCCTAGTTCAGCCGAGCACCCAAATACCAACGGTGGGGCTGGACTGGAAAATGATGGCAATTCAGCTATGGCAAAAGGGTATAATTGTTTTGCTTATGGTGTGGCTTCTATTGCTTTTGGTCGAAATGTTATTTCATATAATAATTCAAAGACAATAGGTAGTGGTATTGATGATGCATGGCCGTTAATTAATGCATTACCAGAATCACTTGCGTTTGGTGTTGGTACTCGCATCCCAACCATAATTATGGATAAAAGTGATGGTAGTGAATTTGGCTTTGGAAAATTGGGTATTAATACAATCAAGCCATTGGAACGTATAGATATTAATCTGAAAGATACGGATAATATAGCAGTCACAATCCCAGTAAATAGTTCGGCAAATATTGATTTCAGGGGCTTGTTGGGTGACAACAATGCAGCCAGTATATTCCGTATGACTTATACGAATCCAAATGCTGGTCAACCCTATGGTACAACAACCCTTTACCAAAATAATCGGAAAGTTTTAACTATTACTGAAGAGGGGATTTTTAAGCTTACTGGTAAGGTGGCTCGAATATCTCCTTTGGCAAGCAATGCATCTACAATTGATATTATAACTGCGATTAATAAGTTAATTTCGGCTTTAACAGATGATCTTGAATTAATTAGTAAATCTTAATTTAGAGATAGTTTGTTCAAATATTAATTTAGCACTCGGAAGAGTGCTTTTTTTATTGCCAGTTTCTGGAGAAATGGGTATGGCAGAACCAGCAACATCAACAAGCACAGCAACTTATGGTCTAGTAACAAATTTAGCAGGGGGTGGGATGGTTTTATATGGCGGTCTTTCTACAACTGAATGGATGGCTGTAGTTGGGGGAGTCTGTGCCTTTGCAGGTTTGATAATTCAGTTGTGGTCCGCTTATCGAAAAGATCAGCGAGATGAAGAATTACATAAAAAATTGATGGGTGAAGATAGTCATGACAAACAAGACTAAACTTTTAGTAATTGGTTCAACAATAACCGCCACTTTAGGCGGTTTTTTTATTTATGGGCCGAGTGATCAGCAAGTTCAGGCGACGGCCGTAAAAGAAGGTTATACAGCGAAACCGATTATCCCGGTGAAAGGTGACCGTCCGACTATAGGGAATGGCACAACATTTTATCCAGATGGCCGTGCTGTAACCATGAATGATCCGGCTATTACTCAAAAGCAGGCTTTTGAGTATTTGAAATTCACAATGAATAAAGATGCTCGAGCATTCAATAAAACATTGCTGAATATTCCCATTTCACAAGCTGAATATGACCTTTATCTAGATTTTACTTATCAGTATGGGATTGGTGCCTGGTCTGGCTCATCCATGCTGAAAAATCTAAAAAGTGGAAAGTATAAAGCCGCTTGTGAATCGTTATTGAAATGGAAATACGTTGCAAAGCGTGATTGTTCAATCCGTTCCAATGGTTGTTATGGGGTTTGGGTACGTCAAGTTGATCGTTATCAAGAATGCATGGGGGCTAATTCATGACTTGGATTTTATTAAATAAACGTTGGTCTTTAATTATCCTCTTAACCGTCCTTTACATCATTCAAATAGGGTACACCAATCATCTAGCGGGGAAGTTAAAACAAGCTGATCAGCAATGCCTGGCACAAATACAAGACATTGAGCGCAAGCAAGTTAAAGCACTTGCTGAGGCACAAAACGAATTTAACCAAGTGAGCGCAGACTATGAAAAGCTTAAGTCAGAACAACGCACAAAAGTCGAATATGTTGAGCGTGAAGTGCAAAAGATCATTGAGCGTCCTATTTATCTCAATCGTTGTATTGATGATGATGGGGTGTACCAGATCAACAGTCTTATTGAAGCCAAACGTACCAGCTAATTTAATGCAACCATGTGAACGATTTAATAAGCTTGAGGGTGGCACAGGTAAAATTATTACGCCTTGGGCCATTGATACGATTGCAAAAGGTAATGACTGTGCAGCTAAAGTGGATGCTTGGATAGAAATAGGAAAAGCCCTCAGGTGAGGGCTTCTTATATTTATTTATAAACATTATTTGTTCAAAAAAATTGTTAAAAAAATATAAATAGCATATGTCATGATTCCCGCTATGAAAGTAATAAATTGAAGTCTGCTGAAAATACTTGCTTGTTTTCCAGATCTTTCCATTTCATCAAAAAGTTTATTTTTCTCATTAGTTGAATCTTTCCACTTTGCTATTTGAAGTAAAAGACTATTTTGATTGGTTGCATCAATTTTTTTCACAAGATAGCTATAGCCAAATACAAAACTGAGAGCTAATAAACATAAAGCATATATTGGGAAATATATTAATTCATTCCACTTATCATCCTTAACTTCAGCCAATATATAAGCAATTGAAGCGGTAGATGCTGTTATTAACATGAATGCAACTTTTTCAGATAATCCCAAAACATGTTTACTAAGTTCAATCGCATTTTGTGAGTTAGACATATTTATAATTCCGTAATTCAAATATAAGTTATCTTGATATTTTTAGCATACCTTCCCATGTAAAATAATTATTAGACTTCAAGTTTTGAGACATCGACCATGATCGGTTTTGATACATACTCCCACCAAATCCAAGTTTGAACTTTCCGAATTTCCTTTGTATCCCTTCAATAGCCTGCATCAAATTTTCTGTTTTTTCTAATTCACTATAATCAGTTAGTAAGTCATAAGTATAAGTGTGCTTGCTCTCCAGTGCAGTTAAAACAACCCCACATTTTTTAAAGTCCACTCCAGGCTTATAAATATAATCCATCATTCTTGTTGTTGCTTTAACAAGCTTTCTGACATCGTCAGTAGGTACAGCAAACGACTGTGATAATTCCTTTTTATAATAGGGTTTATGCACATCAAATGGGCTAGAGTGAGCAAAACCAATAATACAGCCGCATAGGGCTTCATCTTTTCTAATGCGTGTGAATGCTTCTTGTGTGCGGCGTGCAATTGCTTCTTTTAAGTCATCTTTATCAGTAATTTTTTGCTTAAATGCACGTGATGAAATGATTTGCTTACGAGATGGTGGTGTATCTTCAATTTCAATGCAAGCGATGCCGTTTAGCTCCAGCACTGTACGCTTCATAACGACACTAAACAATGATTCCATGTGATATGGGTTTGACATCATAAGATCATAAACTTTAGTAATTCCCATTGATTCAAGCTTTTTAGCATGCTGGCGGCCAACGCCCCAAACTTCAGAAACGCTGGTCTGTTTATAAAGCAAATCTCTTATATTGGTTGGGAACGATGTAAGGTTACATACGCCATCAAATGTTTTATAAGTCTTTGCAAGATGATTAGCCATTTTAGCTTCAGTCTTACTTCGGCCAATACCCACGCATACGGGCAGACCGATCCATTGCCATACTCGATTTTTCATTAGCCTGGCATAAGCGTCTAAATCATAGTGCTGTTTGTATGCTGTGAGTTCTAGGAAAGCTTCATCAATGCTATAAGTCTCATGTTCTTTGTCAGTAACAAACTGCTTTAAGATTGCGTGAAATCTTTTGCTCATTTCTGCATAAACGGGGTAATTGCTGGAGAGTACAGCGACATTATGTCTTTTAACTAAATCAATAATTTTAAATAAAGGGTCGCCCATTTTGATGCCAATTGCTTTGGCTTCTTGAGAACGTGCAACAGCGCAACCGTCATTGTTGGAAAGCACAATTACGGGTTTATTAATTAATTGAGGGTTGAAGAAACGTTCTATACTTGCATAGCAGTTGTTTACATCAACCAAGCAAAAAACACGCGGTTTCATCTCATAAATTGATTACGTTACAAATTCAAGTTAATGGTAGAGATGAGCTTTCAAAAATTCAAATCATAAAAATCTTTGTTAATCAGAGATACGACAATTAAAGACGCTAGAGTGGTTGCATTTGGTCGGAAATTCCCCAACTCTAAGCATGCAAAAGTGAATTAATAGAAGTTGGTCATGACAGGTTTTTTGACAGGCACATCTTATAAACAGTAAAATACAATTCAAGCTAGGGGATGTAAGTTATTGATTTCTAGTATCAGTAATTTAATTGTATTTGATAGTGTTTGATTGTTTCGGGTTCAACTCCCGCCATCTCCACCAAGATTCGTGAAAAGCCCTGATACGTAAGTTTCGGGGTTTTTTCTTTTTAAGATTCAAATTATTAAATCATCTAGGCGATGAAAGAAAAGGAAGACTTTTAAATTCCTTGTTTTTAAATGATTCTAGTTTTTACAAATATGATTTAGCTATATAACAAGTTTGAATATGGACGTGTAATTAATTATTTAAATTTTCATTTTATTAAGCTTGAATGATCTAGAAAGAACAAACAATAAATCGATAACAAAGATAAAAGAAGTAGAACCTTATCTATTCTTTATAAAGACTTACTTGCGTAATGTTTTGTAATCTCGTTATAGTCTAACCTCTAATATATAGGGGTTAGACTGTGAAAAAAATAATAGGAATATTTTTATTTTCCTTAGTGTTAGTTGGTTGTGGTAAATCGGCAGAAGATATTGCTAAAGAAAAGCAAGCTCAAGAACAAGCACTTAAAATAAAACAAGAACAAGAGAGACAATTAAAAGAACAGGCTGAACTTAAAAAAGTTGAGGATGCTGTTCGCTATTATCTTAAAGATGGTGATTCTGCAAAATTTAGAAATGTCATTAAAAATTGTGGTGAGGTAAATGCTAAAAACTCATGGGGGGCTTATTCGGGTTTCTCCAGATTTATAGTTAAATCAGAAAAACAAGTTATCTTTGATGGGCCTGATAATTACTATTTTGATAGTTTGGTTAAGTCATATTGCCATAAAGATTATTTAGCTAAGTTTCCAGTGCAAACAAGTGAAGATATAGCAATTGATGCGAATACAACTGAACAAATATCAGCGGCAGCGGCTGCTGATGCGGCAGCGGGAGAAACTTTAGAAAATGAAACTCGATCAGTTAGTAAACGTAAGAAAGAGGAAGTAGCTATTGAAGAATCAGCTACTGAATCTACAACGTCAGATACTGGTAGTTCTGAAAATTATTAAGACATTAAAATTTTAAAACCCGCATATGCGGGTTTTTTATATAAA